TCCGAAACACCGCCGCGACGTTTTTTCCCTTCTCGACAAGATCGCCGCTTTCTCCTTCAAGCGTGTCGGCAATCGTTTGGTCGTCAAGGTCCAAGTCGTGCAGCTTGTCGGCAAGTGCACGATGTTCTTTAGCCAGGATGAATAGTGCTGTCATTCTGATGTCCTAAAAAGGCACGTCGTCGGAGAAGTCACGAGCAGGCGCGGGCCTTGATGGCTTCGCTGTCTCCGTCGCTTGTTCCTGTGGGCGGCCGCCGAGCAGTTGCACATCATTCACCCGTACCTCGTTGCTGATCTTCGTCTGGCCTTCCTTGTCTTGCCATTCGCGGGCCGAGAATTCGCCGGAGACTCCTACAAGCTGGCCCTTCTTCAGGTACGGCATGACAGACTCGCCGCGTTTTCCCCAGAGATTGCACTTGATCCAGCTCGTAACCGCCTTATCGCCGAATCCGGATTTGACGGCGACTGAAAACGAGACAGCCGAATCTCCGCCAGCTGTGTACCGCTGCTCGGCATCGCGGCCCAGGTTCCCGGAAAACGTAAATACATTCATGCCTTTTTCTCCTTGTCGATAAAGTATTGTTTGCGCTCGTTCTTGGCCTTTTCAAAGGAAGCCTTTGCCTTATCATCCAAAGCGATTTCTGCGGCCCTGTAGGCTTCTGCAAATGCGTTCTTGAGCACGTCCATTGTCTCGGAGCCGCTTATCGTCGCCACGAAGTCAGCGACGGCGCTATCAGTCAGGGTTTGATTCTTTGGCTTGCGGCTTGCACTGTTTCCGTCATCGTCTTCCGGCGCGATTCCGCAGGCAGCCATCAGGGAATAGCGCCTGGCGTAGGTGAGCGCCGAGCCATACCCTTGCGGATCGTTTTTCGCGGCCGGCACGTGCAGCCTTCCGCTTTCGATTGTCTCTCCCGACTCATGAATGAATACCGTCTCGACAGTCACGCCGGTCTCATCGTCGTGCGTTCTCTGAATCATGGCGATGCCGTTGGTGTTCAGCGCATCAATTACAGCCTCGACGCAGGCGGCCAGATCAGCATATTTCGACTTGAAATGCGGGTTCGTGCTTGTTTTAAGCGCGGGCGCAAAGTCTCGTTGTGCCTTTACAAATGCGGTTGCGATATTTTTCATGCCGCGATCCTCGGCTGTTCATCTGGCTGATAAAAATCCGCAATCTGCACCCCGCAACAATGCGCGAGCAGGGATAACTCGTCGCAGTTGAGTACGTCGACCAGTTTGCAGAGAATCGTGCACAGCATTTCGTACTGCTCTGCGTTGCTCACGGTGCTGCCCGCCTGTCGCTAACGTCAAGCATCTCGGCAAACAGCGCGGCCTTCTCTTCGGGCGTTACCGCGAACTCGGCAGCAGCCTTGGCAGCTTCGGCGAAATCGCGCTCATGGCGCCGGAGTTCGGCGTCGCAGCCCCAGCACAGGCCCTTGCGGTATGCCTTGTACTTGCCGCACGGGCAAACGTCGTTCTGGCTCATCTCAGCGCCCCCAATTGGCGACGACTATGCCGACGATTGCCAGGCCCCAAGCTGCGCCGTACAGCACAGTCACTAGCATGGACATCGGCCTGCGCTCGTCGTCCATGTCCTCAAAAGGCAAGTCAGGACGCGGATCGTAGTTGGCGAATCGCTGCGGGCGGCGCAGCACTGCCGGAAGGGCCGCACCGAACATCGGCTCCTTCGGCTTGTTGTGCACATGCTCCTGCACAACTTTACCCTCTATCGTGTGGTGGTATTCCACCGTTATTCCGTGTGGCATCTTTCTTTCTCCCGTTTCGTGAGCGGGTTACGATCCCGCCGCCCCTGCACTCCTGCCGCCCTGACTGCAAGCCGTGATGCGTGAGGCCGATTAAGTTGCCGGTCTATTCCCGGCTGCCATCTGGTTCCTGATCGTTGCCCCCTCAGCCCTGTGAGCCTTGAGACACTGCCAGTCGTTTGTTTCCAGAAACGTTTTTCTCGGTTACGCTTTCCGGGAAGCTCGCCAGGCTTGTGGCCTGGGGCTTCGTGGGGGGATCAGTGGCGAGCCGCGACGTTTGCTTCTGCCCTCTGCCTGGCTGCGGCATAAAGCGGGTGCGATTCAAACAGCCTGACGGCTCCCTTGTCGAAATAGTCAGTCATGTAATCGGTGTCGTTTTCGTATCCGTCCGGGATCACGGCGCCGAGCTGGTGTCCATAGTCCTTCGAGTAGATCGTGACTACCTTGCGGAGGTCGGCCCGGTTGTCGAGGCTGTAAAAGACGCGGGCCTTAATTGCCCCATCGGTTACGTAGTGCTTCATGAATTTGATCTGTGCCATCTCGTTCCCCTTCTGTTTGTGTTGCGATGAGTGAAGTATAGATACCTATACACTCGGTGTCAAGCGTTCTATACCGAAAAAACGAAAAAAAACCGCCCGCAGGCGATTCGTTCATGTCGACAAAGCTAAAGATTTTTTTGTCTAGGTTGTTGCATTTTAGTTGTATAGAGGTCTATACTTAGCGCATGGAAGTTAAACCAAATCAAGTTATTGATGCGCTCGGCGGCACCGTTGCGGTAGCCGGGCTGTGCAACGTCACCAAAGGCGCTGTTTCGCAATGGCGCGAGAACGGAATACCAGAGGCGCGCATGATGTATTTGAAGCTGCTGCGGCCGGATGTTTTCTCCTCAGAATACGAACACAAGGCAGCCGCCTGAATGTCTCCCCTGTTCCCCGCACCCCCTCCCTGTGCGGGGTTTTTGTGCCCGGCCTGGCCACAAGCTAGTGCCGGGCATTTTTCGCGGGGGCGGGATGCCTGAGAAGAACTATCTACGCTCGTGAACATCAGGGAGAGACAGGAAGTGACAACCTTGGCCCTAACCATCGCGGCCTACGCCGTCATGTGCCATTGCCTGCTGGCCCTATTCCGTTTCACCGACGAGGATGACGAGTAATGGGCCGTACTCTTACACCAGGCGGTGGCCTAGTCTCCGGCCAGTACCGGTTTCTCTGCCCAGAATGCCAGACGATCCAGCCGCTGGAAGGCCGCAAGCGCCGCACGGATTTCGCTGCGGGCAGTGTGCAGCCAAGCGTGGCGCGCCGCACCTGTTGAAACGGACAGCGGATAAATGAGCGGGCGGGCATCAAGGACGAAGGGATCACGCGGCCAATGTATGGCGGCGAACCTGTTGCGAGATCGTGACTGGATGGTGGATCAGATTACTGGCGGCATTGTCAGCCACGACTTGACGGCGACTGACACGAACGGGCGCACCTGGGCGGTGGAAGTAAAAAACTGCGCCGGGATCCTGCCCGCACACAAAACGCAGGCAATGGAGCAGGGAAAGGCCAGGCGCTTGCCGTGGCTTCTCATGAACAAGATTGCAGGTTCGTCGTCTTGGCTTATCCAGCGCCAAGGAATGGCCCCGGCAGTGTGGGGCGAGAAGCTGGACACAACCAAAGAAAAACCCGCGTCATCGGCCGGCAAGCCTCAGCGGGTTCTAAACACACAGGAGCAATTCTAGCACATGAACTATTACCCTTTCCACATCGGCGATTACGCAAGTGCAACAAGGCACCTTTCGTGGGTGGAAGATGCTGCTTATCGCCGCCTCCTTGATGTCTATTACGTCAGGGAAGAGCCGTTGCCGGTAGACGTCAGGCAGGTGTATCGACTGGTTGTCGCAAGTACGGACGAACAGCGCGAAGCGGTTGACGTTGTCCTTGGCGAGTTCTTCAAACTGACAGAAGATGGCTATCGCCACTCTCGCTGCGATGCCGAAATATGCGCCACGAATGACAAGAAAAATAAGGCGTCGCAATCCGCATTAGTGCGATGGAGCAATGCCAGAAACGAACATGCCGTATTGCCTTCGGAAAGCGAACGCGATACGGACGCAATGCGAACGCATGAAACCACTAATGCGAACGCATGCGAAACGCCATGCGAAGGCAATGCTCCCAATCCCAATCCCAAAGTAAACCTTAAACCCCGCGCGACGCCTATCGGCTTCGCTGAGTTTTGGTTGGCTTACCCGAAAAAAGTCGGCAAGGGAGCGGCTGAGACTGCCTGGAAAAAACATCGCCCACCGTTGGATGTTTGCGTTCAAGCAATCGCTAGCGCTTCGAGTTCGCACGACTGGACGAAAGACGGCGGGCAATTTGTTCCGAACCCGGCGACGTGGATAAACCAACGGCGATGGGAAGACGGTCACGTGCCGATAAACGGCAAGCCGGTTATGCCCGAGTTTATGCGGGGTGCGCTATGACCGGGCTGGATTTTTTCTCCGCTATCTATCGCCAGGGCGTCGACCTTCCTGTCCGCATTTTCACCGAAGGCAACAATCCGAACTTCTACCGCCCTGATGCGCTTACGTTTTGCAACCTGACGCTTGAGGACGGCGACGAAATAGATCCGGGAAGTTTTGACCTGCTGGCCGGGTTTGACGTGTCGATTGTTGCAGACAAGATGACTGATCAGATTCGTGACCTTGCTCGGGCAATCATTCCGTCCAAGCCGAAACACTTGGCGGTTATCGCTGGCGAAACGTTCGCATCATGGGCGCCGCATCGGGGGTGGGCATGAACCTGATCGACTCCCACGTTGACCTGTCGCAATTCACTGAACCTGAGAATGTTCACCGGGTTCGATCTGCCGACAGATTCAAAAAGCGCACGCTTGACGTATTGGCCCACAGAGGCGCCGCAATCGGTGCGCCTATGCCGTGGCTCAAGTCGCGGGATTTAATCGAACTGAGGCCAGGGGAACTATCAATCTGGACGGGTTACAAGGGTCACGGAAAGTCGCAAATGATTTCCCAGGTGATGCTGCACGTTATGCGCCTCAATAACCGGGTGTTAATCATTTCGCCGGAGTTCAAGCCCGAGGAGGTTTTGGCACGCAAGTGCCGGCAGGAATCCGGATCAGCAAGACCTCCCGAGAAGTTCGTTGACGACTGGTTCGGATACGCATCCAATCGGCTGTGGCTGTTCGATCATCAGGGCGCGTTACAAGCGGATAACGTTGTCGCCCTCTGCCGCTATGCTGTGGCGACATTTCAGATCAACCATATTGTCATTGATTCGCTGATGAAGTGCGGGATTGGTGTTGGAGCAGACGATTACACGAAGCAAAAACACTTCGTCGACAAGTTGCAATCTGTTGCTCACCAGTCGGGACCACACATTCACCTTGTTGCGCATGCACGAAAGGGCGCGTCGGATGAATCACCGCCAGGGTTGCACGATGTAAAGGGAACGTCGGAAATCGGCGACATGGCGGAAAACGTCTTTAGCGTATGGCGCAACAAACCAAAACACAAAGCCATGAGCGCCGGCGACCAATCGAAAGGTAATGAGCCGGATGCAATCCTGACGTGCGAATCACAACGCAATGGCAGCGGTTGGAATGGCGCGATGCAATTTTGGTTCGACCCGCAGTCTGGGCAGTTTTTGGAATCACTGAATGATAACGCGCGCTGTTATCAGCCCGCCGGATTATCGGTCGAAGTCGTGGAGTTTTGAGATGACCACCGTAACCGTGACAAAGCAGTTTAAGGAAGATTTCGACCTGTGGGCGAAACACGCAATGGACAACGGAGAGTTTTCGGTTGAAGACATGACCGAACTGAAAACCATGTTGCGCCAAGACTTACAGCCAGGTCCAGACAAGTTGCGCGATGGACCTGCGGTTATGAATGACTACGTGGAGCGCATTCGCGTATGGACTGCATTCTTTGCTGACAAAGCAGACCAGATCAGATCGCCGTACAGGAAAGCGGCATGAAGCACGTATCCGAATATCTGAAAGAAGGATTGCGCGAACACCTCGAGGAGCGTGCGGCCATCCTGGAATACTGCGCCGCCTACCCGCGCAGAGAGGCCGAACGCCTGGCGAAGGCAGAGGTGGCCAAGTGGCTGAAGGCACATCCGGAGGGGGAACATGGCAATGACTGACGGCTGGCAACGTGTCACGCCCACATCTGCCCAGAAAGGCCCATGGACAGTCGCTAGAGTCACGATAAACGGCGTGGATACCTACGAGTGCCGCCGCGACGGTTTGGCCGTCCTGGCGCGCTGCGGATCGTTTATGCAGGCGCGGCAGTTTGTCGAGGCGTTCGACAAGAAAGAGGTGTTGTGAGATCTTTTGGTGATAGTCGTGGCGTGAAGTGGTCCGAGCCGGAAGAGGTGGATTGATGGATTTCAGCGACGCCGCTACCCAACAAGACAAGAGGAACTCATGCGCGATCTAGCACTGCGCCGTGCAGCGAATCACGCGCCGGACTTGCCCGCGACTGGCGAGTGTCACTGGTGTGGGTCATTGGTTGCGGAAGGTCATCGATTCTGTGATCGAGACTGCCGGGATATGTTCGACAAAGCGCAACGCATAAATCGGATAGCTGGGAAGCGGGCATGATTGATATCCGCGTCGACGTAAGCGGGTTCGCGGTGTTGAAAGCAACGCTTGACGGTTATGGAAGGCAGATCGCGTTTGCTACATCGAAAGCGCTCAACGCCACGGGCAAGAAGGTGGCAGACGCCATGCCTGATGAAATAGAAAAGGCAATCGATAAGCCAACTCCATTCACCAAGCGAGGCGTTCGCGTGCTGGCGTATGCCAATAAATCACGGTTACAGACGACGGTTGGATTTATGGCGGCGCAAGCCAAGTACATGCTTTATCAGATCGAGGGCGGAACGCGCAACCCTGGGCCGGCCGGCTTGAAACTTCCGTCGGCTATAAATCTCGACAATTACGGGAATATACCAAGAGGCGTCATTGGTAAATTGATTGCCGTTGCACGTAAAGAAAAGAAACTGGCAAAGGTTACAAGCCGCAGGGTAAAGATCAGCAATAAGTTGGAATTGTTTTATGGCGATCCGACAGACCACAATGGGAAGATATACCCGCGTGGGATTTACAAGATTGCCAATGGCGCCTTGATTCCGCTAGTGGTCTTCCCGCAAAAGCCAGCCAAGTATCGCGTTCGATTTGACTTTGTAGGAAAGGCAAAGTCGGTGGTTATTCGGGAATGGCCGATACAGTTCGACGCAGCGCTGGAGGAAGCAATCAGGACAGCCAGATGAAAAACAGAATTAGGTTGCCACACAAAAGGTACTTCCTGGGAGTTTTTAATCGAGGGTCATTCCCGCCGCGCGATAAATCTAGGCTATGAAGTTTTGAGTTACTAAAGCTAATCACTATCGTCAATTGTGCCCAACAAAACGCCAAACTTTGACCGATCCAAACCTATCCACAAAGACGGATTTTGCCACGCGCCTTGGTTTTACGAGGGGCCGGGTGTCGCAATTGATAACGGACGGCCGAATAATTCTCGAGGGAACTGGCCCAAATGCTCGGGTAAAGGTTGCGGAATCGTTGAAACTGATCGAAGAGACGCAGGGCAACCGCTCGGACATGACTGCAAAGCATGCACGCGCCCGTTCAGAGAAACGTGCAGCCGATTCAACCGACGGAGAATTCAAAAGCGTCGGCGCCAGCTATCAGACGGCCCGTGCCGTCCGGGAAAAATACGCAGCGCTCACCGCCAAGGCCCAATACGAGACGATGATCGGCAATTTGATCGAGCGGGAGGACGTCGACGCCTGCCTGCGATTCATCGGCGCGACGGTTCGCTCCCTTATGGACTCTTTTCCCGATCAAAACGCTCCCGTACTGTGTGCCGAGACGGACATCCATGAGATTCATGCCATGCTTACAGACGCCTGCCGCGCTGTACTGGAAGATATCGGGCTGGCAATTGAGCGGCAGAAGAAAACGATTACCAGAGGACAGCCATGAAGATTGAACAGATACCCGTTGACCGCCTGATCCCATACGCCAGAAACAGTCGGACGCACAGCGACGAACAAGTAGCACAAATCGCGTCGTCTATCCGTGAGTTCGGCTTCACTAACCCGGTGCTGATCGACGGCAACGACGGAATAATTGCCGGGCATGGCCGGGTGCTCGGGGCGCGGAAGCTCGGCATGGATGCGGTGCCGTGCGTTCGGTTAGAACACCTGACGGAAACGCAGAAGCGCGCCTACATCATCGCCGACAACAAACTGGCGCTTAATGCGGGGTGGGACGAGGCAATGCTGGCGCTGGAGTTTGAGGAATTGCGCGGAGAGGATTTTGATCTGTCGTTGACGGGGTTCGATGCGGGGGACCTTGCCGCGCTGATGGGCGAATACAACGAAGGGGAATGCGACGACGAGCAACCGGATAACGGCAGCCTGGCTGACAGGTTTATGGTGCCGCCGTTCTCTGTGCTGAACGCCCGCGAGGGATGGTGGCAGAACCGCAAGCGCGCATGGCTTGCGCTCGGCATTAGAAGCGAGTTGGGGCGCGATGCAGCGCCTGCGGGCTCGAAGATTGTCGCAGGATATGACGCGAACGGCGAGCGGAAAACCGGCCTGGTGACTGAGAGCGACACAAGCATCTTCGACCCGGTGCTGTGCGAAATCGCCTACCGCTGGTTCTCGCCGGTCGGCGGGCTGGTGCTGGACCCCTTCGCTGGCGGCTCGGTGCGCGGCATCGTCGCCGCCAAGACCGGCCGGTCCTATGTCGGCGTCGATCTGCGCCAGGAGCAAGTGGACGCCAACCGCGCCCAGGCAAATGAGATCTGCGCGGATGGCATAAGGCCGGAATGGATTTGCGCCGACAGTCGAACGCTTGACGCCCTCGATGTGGGCGCGGCCGACATGCTGTTCTCTTGCCCGCCCTATGCCGACCTCGAGGTCTATAGCGACGACCCCCAAGACCTATCGACCCTGGAATACGAGGACTTCCGCGCGGCCTATGGGGAAATCATCGCCAAGGCTTGCGCCAGGCTTAAGCCGGATCGGTTCGCCTGTTTCGTGGTCGGGGAAGTGCGTGACAAGCGCGGAAATTATTACAACTTCGTCGGCGATACCGTCGAGGCATTCAAGGCAGC